GTTATTCGCTCACGCCGTTCAATTAGACAGACGTTCCGTACATTGAGTTTAATTTTGAAATATGGCTACTAGAAAAGAAGTTGCTGAGCATTTGTTTATGTCAGTACAAAATGTTGGTAAATTGATTGAAAAAGGTGTATTTAAGCCAAAACCAGGCCCTAATCCTTTAGATTTAGACCATTGCAGGCAATCTTATCTTGAAGAGCTGCAACAGAAGGCCAGATATACACTTAAAGATGGAACTGGTGACATAACAGAAGAGAAAACTAAGCTTACTGCAGCACAAGCTAAAAAAGCGCAGCTTGATGTTGCTGTGATTGAAGGGAAGTTAATACCAACAGATCAAGTAGAATCAACCTGGGTAAACTATGCATCGAATTGCAGAGGCAAATTATTAACAATACCTAATAAAGTTAGCCACTTAGTATTAGCAAGTAACGATTTTAACGAAGTAGAAAAGATAATTAAAGATTCAGTATATGAAGCATTAGAGGAATTAGCAAATGACCCAATACCAAGAGAATATAGAGAAAATACTCTTATCGACAAAAAAGACGTGGACACCACCTCCTAATTTAACAGTTTCAGAATGGGCTGATCAATATAGGACACTATCGCCTGAATCTTCAGCTGAAGCAGGTATGTGGAAAACATCACGGGCGCCATATCAAAAAGGTATTATGGATGCCGTTAATGATCCTAAGATTCATACAATTGTATTTATGAAAAGTGCTCAAGTTGGAGCAACTGAAATATTAAATAATATAGTTGCTTATTATATTGACCAGGACCCTAGCCCTTGTTTAGTTTTACAGCCTACTTTACAAATGGCCCAGGCCTGGAGTAAAGACAGATTAGCTAATATGATTCGTGATTGTGATCGATTACGTTCAAAAGTAAAAGACCCCCGAAGTAAAGACAGCTCAAACACCGTTTTATCAAAACAATTCCCAGGTGGTAATATTAATATTGTTGGTTCTAACTCGGCAGCAGGGCTCGCTTCAAGACCAATCCGTATTTTGCTTTGCGATGAAATTGACAGATACGATCCTAGTGCAGGAGCAGAAGGCGATCCGATTAACTTAGCTGTAAAACGTACAACAACTTTCTGGAACAGAAAAGTATTTATTACTTCAACGCCAACTATTAAAGGCTTATCAAGAATTGAAATTGCATTTGAACAATCAGATCAACGATATTATCATGTACCTTGTCCTAAATGCAATGAATATCAAACGCTTGAATGGGAGCAAATACACTGGGAATCTAAGAAACCTGAAACAGCTGAGTATACTTGTAAGCATTGTGATGTAGTAATTCCGGAAACAAAGAAAATGTGGATGCTGTCAAAAGGTAAATGGGTAGCTACAGAAGAAACAAAGAAAACAGCAGGTTTTCATATATCAGAGTTATATTCCCCTTGGAGATCATGGAAAGATATGGCTGTTGATTTTTATGCTGTAAAGAGTCAACCTGAAATGTTAAAAACCTGGGTCAATACTGCACTAGGTAAAACGTTTGATGATCCAGGAGAAAGTATTGAGCATAGCTCATTAATGAATCAAAGAGAAGAATATGATTATACTAATATTCCAAATAATGTTTTATTAGTTACAGCAGGTGTTGATGTTCAGGGCGATAGACTGGAAGCTCAAGTTATTGGCTGGGGTCAAAACAATGAAGCTTGGGTTTTAGATTATCGTGTATTTTTTGGCGACCCTTCAAGTAATATTGTTTGGAAAGATTTAGATACTTATTTAGGGACAACATTCAAGCGTGAAGATGAAAAAACGTTAAGAATAGCATGTGCTTGTATTGACTCAGGTGGCCATCATACTCAACAGGTTTATGCATTTACTGCAAAACGTGTACACAGAAAAGTATTTGCTATAAAAGGCCAATCACAAAGTAACAAACCAATAGCAGGCCGTCCGTCTTTTATTGGCCGGTCTAGGCATATACTTTATCCTGTTGGTTCTGATACTGCAAAAGAAGCTATATATACAAGATTAAAATCTGAAACAAAAACAATACATTTTCCAGCTACAGTTGATGAAGAGTATTTTAGACAACTTACATCTGAAAAAAGAGTTATTAAATACTTCAAAGGTGCTAAAAAGTTCGAATGGGTTAAAAAAACAACACGTAATGAAGCTCTTGATACTTTTGTTTATGGATTAGCTGCTTTGTATATACTACAGCCGAATTATGATCGCTTAGAGCAGTTGATTAATAAAAACAAATCTACACAAGCAGAGCATAGTAAAAATATAAAACAAAACTCTTTTAAAGCTAACCATAGACCTAATTGGGTTAATGATTGGAAATAATTATATAAAAAAGTATACTTTTATATATAACTTGGTATAATTATTTTATAAACAAACAACATAATTTAAGGAGTTAATTATGAATATACAAAATAATCCATATGCAAAAAACCCTGCTTATACTTGGTATGTGCTTGGAGGACCATCGGCCTCTTATACACATTTTGTTGTTAAAGGCATGAACCCTTTTAAACATAACGCACCTAAACATTTTCGTTTTAATAACAAGCAAGACGCTTACAATTTTATGGTTAAAGAAAATAAAAAAGTTATTGCGGATTTTAATAAAAAATGCTCGGCGACATAAAAAACTTAAACCGGTATTACAAAATATACCGGTTTATTGCTAATGCTTCAGATAATGAAAAATTACATTATCTTGAATTTCGAGCTAAGTTTATTCAAGAAGAATTAAACGAATTAATTACAGCAATTGAAAATGATGAAGCTGATGAAGTAGTAGATGCTTTTATAGATATTATTGTTATTGCATTAGGAACACTAGATGCATTTGATGTAAATATTAAAAAAGCGTGGAAGCGAGTACATCATGCAAATATGCAGAAAAAAATAGGGGTTAAAGATACCAGGCCTAATCCATTAGGATTACCTGATCTTGTAAAACCTAAAGGCTGGCAAGCCCCACAACATTTTGATAATGTTGGTAAATTAGATTTTTTAAATAAGGAGTAACTATGCATTCAGTATTAAGCGAAGCCGCAGCTTTACAAAAACAAAAAGAAGAAGACTATAACTCTGTTGACTCAGAAGCTAAACAAGAATACTTTCCTTATGGTCATTATTCATATTTGCAAATGATTCAAACAAAAGTAAAACGTTTAGAGTCAGTAGCTTTTGATGACAAAAAACCTAATTTTGAATCTAGTTATGATTCAGTTTTAGATTTAATTAACTATGCAAGTTTTTACGGCGCTTATTTAAAAAAACAAAATGGAAAATGAAAAAAAATATTTTGCTTTAGTTAATAAAGTATTAACCGAAGGTGTTAAAAGAAATCAAGAAAGAACAGGTGTAGGCACTTTAGGTATATTTGGCGCAAATCTTGAATTAAATTTAAAAGCTGGGTTTCCATTATTAACACATCGTAGAATATTTTATAAAGGTGTAATTGGTGAGCTTATTGCTTTTTTACGTGGTCATACAAATGTAAATGACTTTAAAACACTGGGCTGTAATTACTGGGATGCTTGGGCTGAAGAAGATGGCAATTTAGGTCCTATATACGGGTCTCAATGGCGTAATTATTCTGGCTTACAGATTGACCAATTAAAAAACGTTATTCAAGAAGCTAAGGTTAATCCAGAGTCAAGGAGATTGTATGTTTCAGCTTGGAATCCAGTTGATGCAGATAAAATGGCTTTATTGCCCTGCTTTCACGGTTTTCAATTATTTATTCACAATAATCATTTAAGTTTATTGGTTAACATGCGCTCGTCTGATGTAATGGTGGGACTTCCTTCGGATATATTGTTCCACTCATTATTAATGTTAGTTTTGTCTAATGAATTAGATACAACTCCTCACAAACTAATATTTAATTTAGGCGATGCGCATATTTATAATAATCATATACAATTTGCAAAAACAGCTCATGAATTAGAAATATTTAATCCACCTACCGTAAAATTACATTATGAAGCAGGTATTGACAATTTATACCCGGCTGATTTTATTATTGCAAGTTATAAACATAATGCTGCTAAAAAGCTTGAAGTAAATGTCTAGTTATTCAGACTCCTGGAATTTAAAATATTTAACGCTAGCTAAAAAGTTTGCTAGCTGGTCTAAAGACCCATCTGTTCAGGTTGGAGCCGTAGCTATTGGAAATCGTGGGCAGGTATTATCCCAGGGGTATAATGGTTTTCCTAAAGGTTTTGATGATTCTGAAATAATATATAAAAACTCAAAATTAAAAAAGAATTATATTATTCATGCAGAAATGAATTGTATATATCATGCTACTTTAAATGGCATATCTTTAGAAGGATCAACTTTATTTGTATATGGCTTAGACGTATGTCATGAATGTGCTAAAGGTATTATACAAGTAGGTATAAAAGAAGTTGTTACTTATTCTTCAAATAAGCCAAAAGACAAATGGACTGAAAGTTTTAAAGCATCACAAGAATTATTTGAAAAAAGCAACATAAATTATATTAAAATAGGCTAAAATAAATATTTCATATAATGTAACAAATCATTATAAATACTCGTTATAATCGGGTATAGATATATTTTTAATTTATGGCTAATATTTTCAACAGATCAGACTATCCGTTAAACGAACCGTTTGAGTTGGTTGTAGGCGATACCTGGGCTTGGAAAAAAGATGACTTAGCAATAGATTACCCTATAGGCTCATATTCATTATCTTATGAATTTCATTGTGACTCAGGTGGAGGCGGAAATCATCAATTTACCATAAACGCTATTGAGGCGGATAGTACATATTATATTGAGGTTGAAGCCGGTACAACTGCAACATATAACGCTCATACTTACAAATGGAATGCATATATTACAAGAACAAGTGATAGCGCAAGATCTATAGTTGATAGTGGGATTATATTATTAACTCCAAACTATGCAGATACTAATGCTGATGTACGTTCACATGCAAAAAAAGTATTAGATGCTTTAGAAGCTGTAATTCAAGGAAGAGCATCAATAGATCAGTCTTCAATGTCAATAGCTGGAAGATCATTATCTCGAATGACTATTGATGAAATTATGACATTTAGGGATCGCTATAAGGCTGATTATTTAAAAGAAATTAAAAAAGCACGAATTAAAAATAAAACGGCGTCAGGCAATTTAGTTAAAGCGAGGTTTTAAACATGGCTTGGTATGACAGGTTTACAAATACTAATAAAACAAAAGTAAAAAAAATATCATCAGTTCGTAGATATGCTGGTGCTAATACAGGTAGATTATTTGCAGACTTTCAAGCATCTAATACATCAGCAGATGCTGAAATTAAAGACCAATTAAGAATATTAAGAGATCGAAGCAGAGACTTAGCTCGTAATGATTCATATGTTGCTCGTTACTTAAATCTAATGATAAGCAATATTATTGGAGCTAATGGTATTCGATTAAGTGTTAAAGCAAGAAATCCAAAAGGCGATTTAGATATTTTAGGCAATCAAACAATTGAACAAGAATTTAAAAGATGGTCAAAAATGGGTAACTGTACATTAAACGGCCGCCAATCATTTTTAGATTGTCAAAAATTATTTGTTGAAGCATTAATGAGAGATGGCGAAGTTTTAGTTAGGCATGCCACCCCGACAGACTCAAAGTATAAATATAAAATCCAATTCCTTGAGGCAGATCATTTAGACGAACAAAAAAACGGTATTAATTCAAAAACAAAAAATAGAATTAAAATGGGCGTTGAAGTAGATCGCTTTGATAAACCAGTTGCTTATTATTTATTTAAAAATCATCCATATGATAATACGTACCAGTCACCCAAAGAACACATAAGAGTTCCGGCCGAGGAAATCATACATGCTTACATGCCGACGCGAGCAGAGCAGACCAGAGGAGTTCCTATGACTGCTTCTGCTATGCCTCAAATAAAAATGCTTAATGGCTATATGGAGGCTGAAATTACAGCAGCTCGTGTATCAGCAGCCAAGATGGGATTCTTTACAAGTCCTGATGGAGACGGTTATGTAGGCGAAGATTATGAAGAAAGCTTTACCCCAATTATGGAAGCATCAGCAGGAAGTTTTGAGCAGCTACCAGCCGGAATGGATTTTAAATCATTTGACCCAGATCACCCATCAACAGCATTTGGACCATTTACAACACAGGTTTTACGAGGAATAGCTTCAGGTTTAAATATTTCTTATCATGCTTTAACAAATGATTTAAGCTCTGTTAATTATAGTTCATTAAGAGCAGGAGCTCTTGAAGATAGAGAAATGTATAAGTTATATCAACGTTTTGTAGTTGATCATTTCATGAGACCAGTATTTGAAAAATGGTTAGAAATGGCAATATCAAGCGGAGCTATTGTAATGGGTAGCGAAGCTAATGCCCCCTTACCAATGGGAAAATATGATAAGTTTTCTAATAATGCAATCTTTATAGGAAGATCATTCCAATGGGTAGACCCTCAAAAAGAAATGAATGCTTCAATTAACGGTATGCAAGCTGGTCTTGTTACATATCAAGATGTTCAATCAAATTACGGAAGAGATGTTGAAGAGCTATATGAACAACATGAAAGAGAACAAAAATTAGCAGAACAATATGGAATTAAAACAGCATTCCAGCCATTTGGAATTAAGCTACCAATTGAACCTGATGTTAAAGGAGGCGAAGACAATGGCGATACCGACTAAAGGAATGAAAGAAGATGCTCAAAGAGCATTAGATTGGCGTAAAGAATTCGGTAGAGGCGGAACCAGGGTTGGACTTGCCAGAGCAAACCAAATTGTTAATGGTGATAACTTATCAGATAGTACAATCAAAAGAATGTATAGCTTTTTTAGCAGGCATGAAGTAGATAAAAAAGCACAAGGTTTTCGACCAGGTGAAAAAGGATTTCCAAGTAATGGCCGTATTGCATGGGGTCTTTGGGGCGGAGATGCAGGTTTTAGCTGGTCAAAAAAATTAGTTAATCAAATGAAAAACGAAGAAGAAAGAGCTTTAACAGGTAAGGCTCTTACAATGATTAAAAATAAAGTTAAAGAACACAACGATGAAGTTGGAGACACTAAATCAAAAAGAACAAGTGTAGCAACGTTATCAAAAGTTTATGAAAGAGGGATTGGTGCATATAAAAGCAATCCAGCTTCAGTAAGACCATCGGTGAGTAGTCCTGAACAATGGGCAGCGGCTCGGGTTAACTCTTATTTATTTGTCTTAAGAAATGGCAAATTTAAAGGAGGTAAGCATGATACGGACTTATTACCTAGTGGGCATCCTTTATCAACAAAAAATAAAGAGGAGAAATCTATGAATAAAGAAGATAGACATATCCTTAATGTTACTGAGACTGACAACACTGTAGTTGTTGAATTTCAGAAGCATGAGGATGTTGAACATGAAGATGAATTTGTTGATTCAGAAGAATCTTCACGTCAAAATAATGAAGAACTTGATATTGATATTGCTATAAATTATAGAACTATTGATTTATCAAAGCATTCTTATCTTGACGAAGAAAAAAGATTGGTTCGTATTGGCGTAAGCTCAGAAGAACCGGTTGAACGTTCATTTGGCTTAGAAGTACTAAGTCATGAACAAAAAGATATAGATATGGAATTTATATCTTCAGGTAGAGCTCCATTTTTATTAGACCATGACATGTCTAAACAAATAGGGGTTATCGAAGAATTTAAACTTGATGAGACAGCAAAAAGGACTATTGCTGTTGTTCGATTTGGTAGATCAGCACTAGCTCAAGAAGTTTTTCAGGATATTCAAGACGGTATTCGCATGAATATTAGTGTTGGGTATAGAGTAAATAAATTAGAACGAGATAACGATGGCGAAGAAGATTACTACAGGGCTGCTTGGACTCCAATGGAGGTTTCCAGTGTTTCAGTTCCTGCAGATCAATCACGACTTGTCGGAGTTGGACGTTCTGCTAACTTAAATAAAGGTATTATTATGACAGAAGAAAAAAAACAAGATATTAATCTTGATGAAGTCAGAAGCCAAACTCTTGAAGAAGCTAAAGCTGAATTTAAAAGAAATTCAAAAGAAATCATTGATTTAGCTGTTAAGCATAACAAAAGAGATTTAGCTGACGACGCTATTAGAAACGGAATGTCAGTAGAAGAATTTAGAGGCGAGTTACTTAATGAAATATGTAATGACAAGCCACTAGATACTGCTGAAATTGGCATGAGCAAACAAGAAGTGAGAGAATTCTCATTAGTTAGAGCAATTAATGCATTAGCTAATCCTTCAGACAGAAAAGCTCAAGAAGCTGCTAAATTTGAATTTGAATGTTCAGATGAAGCTGCTAGACAGTATGGTAAAACAGCACAAGGTATTATGCTTCCTGCTGAAGTTCTAGGTAACTGGAGCAAAAGGGACTTAAATACATCTGATGATTCAACTCTTATATCTGAAGATTACAGAGCTGGTGATTTTATAGATGTCTTACGTAACTCATCAAGTGTTATGCAAGCTGGTGCAACTATGCTAAGAGGCTTACAAGGAAATGTTGTAATTCCAAAGAAAACAGGTGCTTCATCTGCTGGTTGGATTGCAACTGAAGGTGCTGCTGCTGCTGAAAGTGAATTTACTACAGGAAGCATTACTATGTCTCCTAAGGTAATTGGAGCGTTTACAGATGCTTCTAGACTTATGCTTCAACAATCATCTTTAGATATTGAGAGCTTAATTAGAAATGACTTAAGTGCTTCTATTGCTACTGCAATTGATTTAGGTGCTTTAGCTGGTTCTGGTTCAAGTGGTCAACCTACAGGTATTGCTAATACTTCAGGTATTAACACAACAACATTTGCTGCTGCTGTTCCAACATTTGGAGAGCTTGTAGCTATGGAATCTGCTGTATCTAATGACAATGCATTAACTGGTTCATTAAGATATATTGCTAGACCTTCAGACTGGGGTAACCTAAAAACTGTAGATAAGGCAAGTGGATTTGGACAAATGATTGTAGGCCCAGATGGAAACATTAATGGCTATGATGTTGTTAGGTCTAATCAGGTTACTGCAGGCGATTACTACTTTGGTAATTTTGCTGACCTATTGATTGGTATGTATGGAGGACTCGATATAACTGTTGATCCTTATGCGTTATCAACTTCAGGCGGAGTAAGAATCGTAGCTTTACAAACTTTAGATGTAGCTGTTCGACATGCTGTATCTTTCTGTAAATCAAGCGACTAATTAACTGATGCTTAAATGGAATAGGGGTGGAAACACCCCTATCTTAAATATGAAAAAATTTTTAATAACAAAAGACACAATAGCAAATGGTAAAAAAGTATTTACCGGTGATGTTGTAGAATTAAACGAACAAACAGGACATGAATTATGCAGCTATAATAAAGCTGAAATTTATGTTGAAAAACCTAAAGCTGAAAAAGAAAATAGAAGTGTAGGTTTAAAAACTTCAAAAGTTAAGGCTCCTAAAACAAGAGCTAAAAAATAAATTATGGCAATAGAATTTGATAGAGATTTTAATGGTTATTTTGACTCTGATTATGGTCATGGTATACAAGTTACTTATACGCCAACCGGAGGCTCCGCCTCATCTATCAATGTTATTTTAGACCAGGAATATGTTGATATAGATACTGCTGGGTTACCGGTCCAAGGATATCAACCAGTAGCTCAAGTTAAAACTACTGATATACCAAATATTGCATTTGGCGACTCTCTTGCTGCTCCCGCTATTACAAATTTAGATGGAACACAAATTAAAGCTGCAACTAATTATAAGGTTGTAAATTTTGAACATGATAATTTAGGCGTAACATCTTTAATACTTGAGGTTCAATAATGGCTAATCATGTTCGACAACAAATCAGAGAGTATCTTGGAACTACATTAACAGGCTTAACAACTACAGGCTCTAATGTGTATGAATCTAGGGTATACACATTGCAAGAGTCAACATTACCTTCTTTAGTAATTTATACAAATTCTGAAACTTCGGAGCCTATTGTAATCGGGACTGATCGAGTTATGAGCAGAGAGCTATCAGTGGTAGTTGAAGGTTATGTTAAAGCAAATAGTAATTTTGATGATACAATTGACACTATAAGTAAAGAAGTTGAAGAAGCAATAGCAGCAGATCGAACATTAAACGGATTAGCTAAAGACTGTTATTTAGAATCAACTGAAATAGAATTTAACGGCGAAGGTGAAAAACCACTAGGATATGTGAGTTTAACCTTTCTAACTAACTATTATGTCAAGGAAACTAACCCTGATATAGCATTATAAAGGAAACAAATTATGAAAATGATTAGTCCAAATGGAAATATTTCTATAGATGCTCACCCTTCTAAGGTAGAGTCATTTTTGAATATGGGTTGGAAAGAAGAAGCAGCCCAAACAATTAAATCTTCTTCAAAAAAAACTAAAAACGAGGTAAAAGAAAATGGCGATTCATAAAGGAAGTGAAGGTACTGTGCACGTTGGTACAGATGCAGTAGCTGAAATTAGATCTTATTCTGTTGAAGAAACTGCTGATACTCTTGAAACTACATCTATGGGCGATTCCGCTAGAACTCATTTAGCATCATTAACAAGCTTCTCAGGAAGTTTAGATGTTTATTGGGATGAAGCAGATACAGCTCAAATAGCTTTAACTGTAGGAACAAGCGTAACATTAAAATTCTATCCAGAAGGCACAGCAAGTTCAGCTAAATATTATTCTGGCACAGCTATTGTTACTGGTGTTTCAAGAACTGCATCATTTGATGGGTTAGTTGAAGCTAGTATTTCTGTTCAAGGAACAGGCGTCTTAGAACTATTAACAGCATAAAACTATGTCAGCAATAGATAACGCAAAAAGGCATTACAACGATATTGAAACTAAGGTTATAGAAGTCCCTGAGTGGGGTAGTGATGAAGCAAATCCTTTAAAAATTTTTTGCAGACCCATTACCCTCTTAGAGATGAAAAAATTTATGGCTTTAGCTAAAGATGATGAAGTTGAAATGCTTGTCTATGTTTTAATATATAAAGCATTAGATGAGGCTGGAGAAAAGATTTACACTATTGAGCATAAACATGATTTATTAAATAATGTTGATAGTGGAGTACTGGTAAGGGTGGCAACTGAAGTTATGGGCAATATTTCACAAGGGCAAGTAGCAAAAAAGTAGCTGAAGATAAGCAGCTATATTCAATGTATGCCTTAGCCGAAAGATTGCATAAAACTGTTGCTGAAATTGAACAAATGACCGTAGAAGAATTTAACGGTTGGATTGCTTATCTAAATATACAACAAAAGGAACTGCAAAAATAAAATGGCTAAATCGGATATAAGACTTCGAATACTCGGTGAAAATAAAACCGGGGCGGCATTCAATAAGTTTAAAAAAGATATTAACTCTACACAAGGGGCTTTAAATAATTTAAGAAATCAAATTATTGCAGCATTCGGGGTTCGAGAATTAGTTAGAGCTGGTGATACTTTTGTAAACCTTCAGAACAGAATGGGAGCTTTGACTGGCACTGCTGAAGGCACAGCTAATGCTATGGCTCACATGAAAAGAATTGCTAATGAGTCAAGATCAGACTTTGATTCTGTTGGTGATTTATTTGCAAAGATTACTTTTGCAACAAAAGAAATGGGTTTATCTCAGCAAGAAGTTGCAGATGCTACTCAAACAGTTGCTAATACCTTTATCATATCAGGTGCTTCTGCTATTGAGGCTTCAAATGCTTCTAGGCAGTTAGCTCAAGGTTTAGCATCAGGAACTCTTAGAGGAGATGAGCTTAACTCTGTTATGGAGCAAAACTCAGCCTTAGCAGAATTATTAGCTCAAGGACTTGGAGTTTCAACAGGCAAGTTAAGAGAGATGGGTGCTGCTGGTAAGATTACAGCAGAAAACATATTACCTACTTTAATAAATGCAACAGCAGATACATCTAAGACTGTTGCAGATATGAACATGACTATTGGGCAGGCAATCAATGCCCTTAAAACACAATTTACAACTTTAGTTGGAGACTTTAATAACTCTACTAATGCTTTTGGTGCTGTTGCAAGTGGTATAAACTTTGTTGCACAAAATATGGAAATATTAATAATTCCAGTTACAGTACTTGCAACAACAGCTATTCCTGCATTAATTACTTCATTAAGAGCGTTAACAGTCACTATGTTAGCCAACCCAGTTGGTTTAATAGCTGCTGGTTTTGCAACCTTAGTTAGTATTATTGCTATTGTTAATAAACAAAGTGGAGATTATGGTGGAACTATAGAAGAATTAAATACTTCTTTAGATGAGCAGAATACTAAGCTTTTGAGACAACAGGAGACAATGAGAACTGGATCCCAACACCATGAGGCTATACAAGCTCAACAAGTCCATATAAACAAAACACAAGAACAAATAAAATTAATTGAAGGTTTAATTGCAGCAAAAGAAAATGAAGCAGCTACAGTCACAAAAGTTAATGAGCTGTTAAATAATTCAGCAACTACAGTTCAAAAAAATATAAAAGAAACTATACAAATAACTAAAGATTTTGCAGATACTGTTGAAGGCCAATTAACAAATGCATTCCAGGGATTTTTTGATATAGCAAGTAAGCAGTTTTTAAATTTTAAAGATTTAGCTACATCAGTAGCTAGAGCAGTTATAAATGAATTAATTAATGTATTTATAGTGCAAAAATTAGTTGGCATGGTTAAAGGTCAAATTAATGATATTGGTGCTATGTTCGAAGGCTCAACAGCAAAAGCCGCTAATTTAAGTCCTGGATATTTTGCTGTAGCTGCTCAGGATTTTGGAAACATGGGTGAAACTACTGTTTTAGGGAAAAAGCCATCAGGAGAAGGTGGTGGTTATACAGGCTTCGGGGCTAGAGCTGGAGGTGTAGATGGTAAAGGAGGATTTGATGCTATATTACACCCTAATGAAACAGTTATAGATCATACTAAAGGTCAAAACATGGGGGCTACAGTGAACTTCAACATATCAACAGTAGATGCTGCTGGTTTTGACCAGTTACTAGCATCAAGAAAAGGATTAATAACATCAATCATAAACAATGCTATGAATAATCAAGGCAAAATGGGAATAGTATAATGTCAGGACAGTTTCCAACAAATCCAAATTTTAGAAGTCTTAATTTTAAAGACAATAGACCAACACTTGTAAATCAAACACTATCAGGTAAAAAACAAGTCAGACAAATAGGTGCTCAGTATTTTTCTTTTACAGTTGCAATGCCACCATTACAGCAAGAAAAAGCTCAGGAAATATTTGCATTTTTACAAAAACAAAAAGGTTCTTCAGGAGACTTCACAATAGTTGCACCATTAGATAACTTAGGTGCAGGCAAGTCAGAAACAGATATACAGGTAGTTGGGGCACATACATCAGGAGATGCTTCTATAGCCTTAGATGGCTTTACAGCTAACCAGGTAGACGCTTTAAAAGCTGGAGACTTAGTTAAGTTTTCAGGTCATAGTAAAGTTTATATGGTGCAAAATAATATTCAAGCAAATTCTAGTGGAGCATTAACATTAATGATATCTCCAAACCTAGTGACTTCTCTAGCAGACAATGAAGCTGTCACTGTAAATAAACCAAGTTTTACCGTATATTTAGAAAACAATGAAATCGTGTATTCAACAGGTGCAAACGGTTTTTACAGTATTTCATTTGATGTTAGAGAGGTTATAATTTAATGCCAAGAAGTTTATCTACTAATCTACAAACTCAAGTATCATCAACATCAATAAGAACAGCTTTTCTAGTTGAACTTAATTTATCATCTACCATTAGATTAACCGATTGGTATTCTAATGTTACCTATGATTCTAATTCTTATGAAGCCGGAGGAGCTTTTTTAACTGTAGATTCAACGACAGAAACAGGACAGCTACAAGTTAACGAAATTAATTTAGGTTTTTCTAATATTACAGACGATGTTAGGTCTTTAGTTCAAGATGGAGAATTTACCGATAAAACAGTGGATATTTATATAGCTTACTTTAATTCAGATGAAACAATTGTTGGAGCTATTAATTATTTTACAGGACAAATAAGAAATGTATCTATACAAGAAGATTTAAACAATTCAATATTAAATATGACAGTAGCATCACATTGGGCTAATTGGAACTTAACTAAAGGCAGGCATTACTCTGACGAATCTCAACAAGGCTTTAGTACGGGAGATAAAGGTTTTGAATTTGCTACACAAGTTAAATCAGATATAAGGTGGGGTAAATAATGAGTTTTTGGACAGCAGTTGCTACTTTTTTTAAAGATGCAAAAATAGCATGGGATGCAGCTAGTACGTTAAAAAAAATAAGCTACGTATTTCAAGCAGTTACGGCAGTAGTTGGCGTTAAAGGCTTTATGCAAGCCAAACAGATGATGGCCAAAGGGCAGGATATTTTAGCTAATAAAACTGCCGCTGGAGGCAAACTACCTGTTATATACGGAACTAGACGTGTTGGAGCTCAAGTTGTTTATATGGATGTTTCTGCTAATGACTCAAGAGATTTATATGTAGTCTATGCCTTATCAGTTGGTGAGTGTGATGAGATCATCGGAAGAACTATTGAGCTTGATGGTAATCCTTTAACTGATTCAGCAAGATTTAGAGATGGTGGATATATTGGTTCAGATAAGATATCTTCAGGCTCAGGCTCATTAAATACAGTTTCACAAAATGGCACTGGTATAGATGCTGGTGCTGGTCAATTTGGTACAAGTCCAACATCAAGATATAGATATGTTATGAATCTACATCATGGAGCTGCAACACAAACAGCAGATCCTATGCTTGTTGCTTCCATGCCTAACTGGACTACAGCACATAAACTAAATGGTGTTACTTATATAGCAGCTCACTATGGTTATGATAAAGAGGGTATATGGTCAGGAGTGCCTCAACTAACAGTTCAAGTTAGAGGTAAAAAAGTATTTGACCCAAGAGATACAAATCAAATATTTGGAGACGTATCTACCTATAAGTATTCAGATAATCCAGCCTTAACCTTTTTAGATTACATAACCAATAATGAGTATGGTAAAGGATTAACACAATCACAAATAAACATGAGCACATTTACTGCTGCTGCTAATGTTTGTGATACAAAGGTTGACCAGCCTTATTTTAATGGCTCAACACAATCTCTTACGTGGTCAGGTAATGTTGGGGATGACTTTATAACCATTGGTGGAACTGACCCTGATAGTGCTTGGTGGCAAAATAAAGTTGGAGAAGTGATAGATATTCGTGATGGAAGCAATACCCTTATTGTAGATGGTAAAGAAATTAAAGATGTTCAAAGAAATGGATTTTACGACCAAAACAACGAATACATTGTATATATTAATGATACGCTAGGTTCTACATACTCATCACAGGCAGGAACATCATTAGTTAAAGTAAAAAGATTTCATTGTAATGGTTATTTAGATAGCAATAAAAATGTCATGGATAATGCAAAAGAACTTCTTGCAAACATGCGAGGTATCTTTCTTTATATAGATGGTAAATATGAGTTATCTATAGAAGATACAGGTTCAGCTACATTTAATATTACTGACGATCATATTATTTCTGATGCTGGTATATCAGTTGATTATGGAGATAAAGACAAGAAAGCAAATAAAGTTATTGTTGAATTTTTTAATGCTAATAAAAAATACGAATTAGATACAGCTACAGTTTTACATGATGCAAGTCCTGAATATTATTCAGATGATGGTGATGAGATATTAGAAATAAAAGCAGAATTTCCTTATGTAACTGACCCATATATAGCCTATAACATGGCTAAAGCAATACTTGTAAGAAGTAGAAAACAAATGACTATACAATTTTTAGGAACTCCTGAGATGTATAAGCTAAATGTTGGTGATATTGTGACGCTAAGCTATGTAGGTACTTTTGATACAGTACAAACCTGTAGAGTAGAAGCGTTAGAATTACAGTCCAATGGTTTGGTTTCTGTTAGCTTAATAGAATACTTTGATGTATATACATGGGAAACTCCACCTGAAGAGCCGTTAGAAGAACTAGCTAACCTACCTTCTGCTTATGCAGTCAAAGCTCCAACAGGATTATCATTTACTGATACTGATTCTAGTTCAACAGGTAGACCATTCTTATCTTGGAATGAACCAACAGACTTTCCTGATTATCAATACAGAGTTAATGTTGTGGATAGTTCAGGCAATCAAGTAATAAATAGAATAGTAGATGTAGAGAATTGTGATTTAAACTTTGTGCCGACAGGCTCTTATGTTGCTAGTGTTACTTCTTTAAATACTTTAGGCACAGAATCAAACCCAGCTAGATTTCCAACAACAGGAACTTTTACTATAGGTGATGCTCCAGCAGGAACTCCTGATATTAAGGATGATGCTATTACTACTCCTAAAATATTAAATAATAATGTTACTGATGCAAAAATAAATTC